TCGATATCGCAAGATTATTGATCACTTTGAAGAGATTGGTTGTCCAAAAGTATTGGGTGTGACAGCCACACCATATCGCATGGGTCAGGGATGGATCTACGGCATGGATGATCACTTCTTTGGAGGAGTTGCGTACCGGGCTGAGATCATTGACCTGATCAAAGAAAATTTTTTATGCAGACTATCTGCTTATAAAGTGAATGACGATGCAGTGATTGATGCATCTACCGCAAGGGTAAAGTTCAAAGGCGGTGACTACCGTGAGTCTGACCTTGAACGTATAGCCATGGGTGATAACACCATCATCGCTATCATTAATGACTGGATTGAAAAGGCCTACACTAAAGGAAGAACCAGTACAGTTTTCTTCTGCGTCAGTGTTTTTCATGCAAATAAGATGGCCATGTTCTTAAAACAGTTTGGTATCGCTGCCGCTTGTGTCACTGCTGAAACGCCCCTGAAAGAAAGAGTGCAAATACTGGAGGACTTTGAGGCTGGGAAGATCAATGCGCTATGCAATGTAGCCGTATTAACTGAAGGCTGGGATGCGCCTAGGACAGACTGCATTGGCCTGCTCAGACCCACCAAATCACTGGGACTTTATGTGCAGATTTGTGGGCGTGGTATGCGGCCATGGGAGAACAAGAAAGATTGTTTGCTTCTCGATTATGGGGAGAACATGAAACGCCATGGATGCATAGATGTGGCCACTCCAGAGCGCAATAAGACTGGGGAAGAGTTGGATGAAAACGATGGCATATGGATATGCGACTGTCTGGCAGTCAACGATTCTTTGTACAGAGAATGCATTGAGTGCGGTCAACCGAAACCTAAGAGGATTGAGCCGGAACTCCTTGAGCCAGTCGCTCAAGAAAAGGAAGCCGCTGAGACAACCATTGCTGCTGAAGGTAATGTCCTGAGTGACATGGCTGATGAGAAGTTCAAGCCAGTTGAAAAGCAAGTGAAGGTGACAAGGATATGGGCAGAGCAATCTGTTTCTAAAAACAACAATCGTTATTTGAAGATTAACTTTAAATCACCAGAACAATACTGGCCTTACTCTCACTCAATGATGATTGAGATGAGAGGTAAACCAAGACAGGTGGCAGAAAGGCAATGGAAGAAGATGTCAAGAGGGCTGTCTACTCTTCCTTACGCTGTGTCTGCAGCGGAAAGAATAGTCAACGAAGATAAAATCTTTAATGAAGTTAAAGAGATAAGAATTAGAAAGGAGGGTAAGTACTGGAATGTCATCAATGTATATTTTTGAAAAGATGGATCGGTGGATTGAAGAAGACAACGACAGGTTTAGACAGCACCTTGGCATGAGCGGTATAGGTGATGACGATGAAAGGAAGAGTTGGCTTAACTTTAGATGGTCTTTACCCTCTCCGTTCAAGGGCAGGATGCTGAGACTGTTTGACCTGGGCAATCACATTGAAGATCAAATGGTAGATTTCATAACCAAGAGTGGGGTCATTGACATCTCTGCTGTAGATGCGCAGGGAAACCAGTATCGAGCGTCCTTTATTGGCGGACATTTTGGGGGAAGCTGCGATGGATTTGTAAGGCGAGTCATTGAAGAAAACCCAGATGAGGTTTTAGTGTTTGAATGTAAGTCAGCTAATGACAAGCGATTCAAAGAACTGGAAAAGATGGGTGATTACGAGGGCTGGTCTAAGGCATATCAATGGCAGTTGCATTGTTACATGGGTTGCTTTGGATTGAAGAAAGCACTGGCAGTTGTGGTGAATAAAAACACCAGTGAGATTTATTCTGAGGTCGTTGATTTCAATCCTCACATTTGGGAGGAGGCTCAAGAGAGAGCGACTAGAATCATAACTTCTGATAGGCCACCTGATGGCATGCATGAACGTGACTGGAGGCTCAAGAATCAAACGCCTCAGTATCGTGATACTTATCTTGGGAATCGTTTACCACCATCAGTCAACTGTCGTAACTGTAAATCCTGTAGTCCGGTCATAGACGGCACTGATGCCGCCTGGTTCTGCACTAGAAGTAACCGCAACCTTACCCTTGAGGAACAAAAGAAAGGCTGTCCTGACCATCTATGGAACCCTCACATGGTAAAAGCAGACATGATTGAAGAAGAAAGCACTGAGGACATGGTGGCTTATCGTGCTGGCATGTGGAGATTCCATAATGTCATTGCAAGTTTGAAGGGCGAGATGAAGTTCACGAGCCCTGAGATGCGTGAGCTTTCAAAAACAAACTATGACTTTGTCAGAATGAAGGAGATGCTTGAAGCGAGGGATCAGTTTGATGGGGAGTTCACCCAAATTGAGGTAACTGACGAAGATAATACTCCGTTCTAGGTTGCTCTCTGGGATCTTTAACTATCTGAATGACTAGCCCTGGATACAGGGCTTCCACCAACTTCTTCTTTAAACTAAACACTTGGGTAATCACACCCTTGGTATCTTCTACGATGACATCTTCTCCGCATTGATACCGGAAGTCTGCGAAGTATTTACAGATCTTCTTCCCCTCCACAACACACTCATAGGGAACCTGCACTTCCAAGTCGGATATCTCCCCACGGTTCTGCATGCCTTTGAGGATTTTGTATCTAGCCCCTTCAAGTTTAGAGTCGAATGTGATGCCATCATACTCAACTTTCTTTGCGTAGTATTTGCTTTTACTTTTTCGTTTTGGAATCAATCATCTAGACCAAGTAGTTTGTTTACTTCTTTTTGTTTTAAAGCGTTACTCGCTCTCTTCTCTTGGCTCAATGGTAACTGAGTTCCCTCAGACTTGTCACTAAATAAACGTAGATCTACTCCTTGACCAGGCACAATTTGAGGACGCTGTATTGTAGGAGATAATTGTTGACCCAATCTTTGACCATAATCTTGATACATTGGTCCCATCTTAGGCACGTTTCTAATCTTAGTTTTATCCACTCTATAAGCGTCCTTAAATATTTCAGGAGGTGGTGAGTAAGGAATAAACCTATTGTTTATTACGCTTTGATAATCTTTTACTTTTGCATCTGAAAGAATTTTTGCTATATCTCCTTTTGATATACCTAAATATTCTGCATCATCAACAGCGACTGACAATTCTTTTAATGCTTTATATCTTATTTCATTAGATCTTTTATAAGCGTTTTCAAATTCTTCTGGTACTCGTTTTCCGTATGCTCTTCGTAAAGCTCTTAATTCCTGTGATGCAGATGCTATTTCTCTTGCTGCTTCAAAAGCTTGATACTTTAACTTTTTTTCCACATCAATTTTAACTGTTTTTATACCACTCATTCCTTGAGTCATCTCACTAAAGAAATCTACTTGTTCTCCCCTATCAGATACTCTGTATTTAGGATCAACCAATTGACTTTCTACTAGCACTGATCTAGGTAAATCACGCACGTTAAATGCTCTAAAACCAAATTGAGTTATCTTGTCACCCAGTGTTCCGTCACCAGGGACATTCTCATATGCTCTTTTTAAACTTACTTTAGGATTCAATTCAGCAGGAGCTAAAGAGGGAACAAGACCATTAAATATGTGTGCTATGCCAGCATAAGCTTTTTCTCCTGCACCTACGTTTTCATTTGGATTCCATATTCTAGTTCCAAACTTAGTCTCTCCATTTCTGGTTACAACATCTAATATTCTTTCGGTGAGTAAGGATTCCCCTAAGAATGGAGAAAACATATCGTTGTACATCATGCCAACTGCTTCATTTAATATGTCCATGTTTTCTTTTTCAGCTACTTGGCCATTATCAATTGATTGTTGAACTGCTCTAAACGGTCTGGCTAAGAAATCATAAGGCATGGTGTAAGATAAATTAATCACCTCTGTAATGTTTCCTTCTTTGTCTGTACCTATGGGTATCATGGTAGCGGTTTTTTCCCAAGGCCATGCAAAGGATCTCAAGTAAGCATTGAGTTGCTCTTGATTGGTTCCGGTTAACATCATCCCAGTAGCTTGAACACCAGCAGGAATTCCTGTAGTAATTGCACCAAATCCCAACAGTCTTTCCATACCTCTCGCTCTGACTTCAGGATTATTACTGGCCACTTCTTTAATTGCTTGTTCTAAAATATTAACACTGGTTCTTATTATTTCAGCAGGGTAGGCAATGAAGTTTCCAAACGGAGTTCTTCTAATCATCCTTACAATTTCTGGAACTCTTTCATAATTAGGCACTACATCTCTAGTGATGACAGCAGCCTGATCTTCTAAAAAGTTTTTAATCAAACCTTCGTTTTTAAGATCAAAAATATTAAAGTTGTTTGGATCAAGTCCAGCCCTTCTTGCTAGTTCTATTTGTTCACTTGTTGTGGCTTTCACCATGTAAGGAACTTGTTTTGCTTGAGAACTTCTAACCATACTGTTTAGTTTTTGAAGTTCTGATTCAAAATTAAATATACGCCACACATCATCACCACCTTGGTATAACCTAGTCATGATATTGTTTTGAGCGGCTTGCATAAATTTAGAAGAAAACAATTTTCCTGTTGCGCCACCTGCTTTAGCGGCTTCATCAATCAAACTGTTTAATTCACCTAGCTGTGCTTGTTGTCCTACAATCCCTTTGTTTTGGTAAAACTCAAACAGCTTTCTTCTGTCTGCATCTTTTGGAAACCTTCTCATTACATTTGAACCAACAAGGGTCCAAGACTCTGAAAAAGTTTTCATGTTAGGCAAGTTGCCGTTAGCTATGGCAAATCCCATGGCGCTAGTGACGTTTCTTATCTGACCCACTACGTTGTAAACAGTTTTACCTAACTGAGACACACCTTTAGCTCCAAGGAAAGCGCCATAGGCTTCCCCAAATAAAGGTATGTTTTGATAAAAGCCATCTTTATTTTTTTCTAAAGCTGCAAGATAACTTTTTTTAACATACTTACCACTGATAGGACCGTATCCAACTCCTGATAGTTTCACATAATCATCTGCGGAAGTAAGAGGAGGTACATCTACAAATATTTTTTTATCATTAGGTAGTGCTACACTGTCATTGTATTTTTTTAAATTAGTTATGAAGTTGCCTTTTGTTATGATTGCTGATTGTCTTCCAACGGTTTCTTTAACTTTAACCATTAGATTTGCTTTTCTTTCATCAACAGATAATTCTTTACCAGCAAACTTAGCCTTAGTTGTGTACTCACCTAAGTATTCTCTTATTGACTCACTGTTGAGAGCTCTTCCTTTTAATATTCCATCATTTACTTTACTAAGGACTTGATCTTCAACTAGATCTTGTGGATTTAAACTGGAGTTAGCAAAACCTTTTGCGCTCTTCAAATCATTTAATTGTTTTATTCCTTCTTCTCTAGTTATTTCTATACCAGATTTTTTATTTGCAGCTATAACAGTTTGCAGAGCTCTTTCGGCTACCTCTTCTGTTGGCACATAGCTATCGTCCAAGAACGCCCGATACTGTCTCGTAGCATACAGTCCTAGCTGACCAGCGATAGTGTCTTTAGCTCCTTCAGGTAAAAACTCAGGCCTTAAATTTATTCGTTCACTGTATTCATCAATGGTTTCACGAGCCCTTTTGGCTGCTCGAAACAAACTGTAGTCAGAAGCAATGTCATCAACATTTGTTTTGGTCGTTAGATTTGCACTAACCAAACCAAGATCTTTATCTGTTTGAACTAATATTTTTGCTGCCTCTTCCTGCCTACTAATTGCTTGAGCATATTCGGCACTACCTTTTTCTAATATGTCATCGGCTGGAAATAAATAATTATCCAAAGCATCCATAATATTTTTTTCTGCAACGCTATTATCTTTTCCGCTTTTAAATACAAGAGACATTGTTTGATTTATTTCATCTAACGCTAATTGGTTTTTAGCAGCTAACGCACCAAACTCAATTGCTCTAGCATCTCTTATCTCAGCCGCTTCTTTAGTAGGCAAAGCTCCTCGATACCTAAACAGTGCTGCCCCTTTATCTAATAAAGGATTACTTTTTAAAAGACTATCTATTTGTTCTCCAGCGTAACTAGAAAAGTCTTTTAACCCTTGCGCTGCTTGTTGTACTCCAGGGACTTTAGCACCTACTGAAGCCGCTGCTCCAAACGTAGCGCCCAGTGTTGAAAACATGGCAGGGATTCCAAGCGTGAGTGCGCTTGCTTCAAGACCAATCTTTCCTTTGTTTAACAAAGCTTGAAAGGCTTTCTCTTGTCCATCTAATTGATCCAACTCTTTGGTTAATGTTGGACCTACGCCAATGTATGCATCTCCCATGCTTTCCATATCTGATGATGCAAAGATAGCCTCACCCAAACCAAGCGCAACAGCTTGAGCTATCTTGCCCCTGCCTTTCATTGCTTTTAATATGAAGGTTGCTGGCACACCAAACTGAACTAATGCTTTGGGAACTTCTGCAGAAAGACCACCGCCCTCAATGTCAGGGGCATAAGTTTGCTTTACAGCCTCTGCTCTTTTGACAAGGTCTTGGCCCAGTTGTTCTTGGCCTGTTAGTTGAGCAAGGTATCCAGCAGTTTCAACTGGTTCAGAGACAAGACTTACCAGTCCGCTTAGTGCGCCCCTTCCTGCAAATCCGGTAGGCGTGATGTCATCTTTTTCAATGGTTTCGCCAGGATTATACTCTGGACTAATCTGGTGAGATAAAATTTCTTTTGATTTTTTAAGTTCTAGATTCTTTTCTTTTACTCTACGAGCAATAAAGTCGGGATCAGCGTCATCCTCAAAACTGATAATTTTTCCGTCATCAAGTTCCTTTATTATAGTCATTCATTAAACGTCTTATGGTTTTTGATCTGCTCTGAGAATAGTATTAAGTGTCTCACCAAAACCTTGTTCCTCTAAAATCTTAAAGACCATTTGTTTAAACTGCTTTCTACCTTCTTCAGAGTCTTTTAATTCTGGATTATCAGCATAAGCTTTAAACAAACTATTTAACTTGTCATTGCTTTCTGAAGATATAAACAAGCTACTTAATATTTTTCTCTTTGCTAAATCTGTGGGTTTAGAACCAGTAATATCTTCTATTTCATCAAGAACAGCGTCATAAGTTTGAAGCACCCCAGGTTTAGCTTGAGCCTGTGCTTGTGCTATCTGAGCTTCGTTTAATCTGTACCCTTGCTGACCTTCCAAGAATTTCTGTGCGTCTGTCTTAGGTGGCTCAAACAAATCAGTAGACGATCCCATGTTTACTAGACCTGCAAGAATAGAAGGATCTATGTTTCCTAATTTTTCTCTTGCGTCACTAGCAAATTTTTTAATTTTATCTCCAAACTTTGGAGGCTCTGCTAGACGATTACCGTCCGCATCAAAGACACCACTTGGTTTTAC